GACAATACAGATTTTCCCGAAAGAAGCCGCAGATTGCAGAGGAACGCTGGTGAAAAAATCCCCCCCATCGATTACTTCAGCTCGGCGGGAAGCGGGAAAGCGCGGCGATGGGGTCAACTTTGGAAAAATTCGGGCCTACATGAGAGGTTTTTGCATGATAACGATGATTTGCGGTCTGATCGGCGCCGGAAAGAGCACTTACGCATTGAAACACTTCACGAACGTGACAGACCTCGATGCGATGCGCGGCCTGACGAAGTCAGACCAGATCCGGCAGACGATGAAACTCCACGACAGCGGGGAAGATGTGGCGCACATCACATGCTTCCCGACGATCGAAGAAGAAGTGATGCTGAAGAACATCCCGAGGGATGAGATCCGGTTTATCTGGATCGACACACCCCCGATCCAGTGCAGGAAGAATATCATTCAGCGCGGACGCCTCCGGGATACGCAGGATCTCGGCAGGGTGCTGGCGTTGAATGCTGAGTATTATGCGCGGCTGTCTTCTTCCAGGATAAAATTCGACCGGGTTCATCTTTTTGACGATGATGAGAGGTGGTAGCCGTGAAACAGAGCGATGTGAAAAAATCTCTGATCGATCAGCTTCGGCAGCAGGGAAAAGAAACACCGTATACCCTCGCTCTGGTCGATGACTATATGCAGCATTACAAAGCGGTGAAGAAACTCTGGCAGGATGTAAATAAGAGAGGCGTGAAGGTAACCTGTATAAACACAAAGGGCTTTGAGGTGGTCCGGGACAACGAAAGCCTGGGAACGATCCAGAAAGAGCAGATCACAATGCTCAAGATGCTGCAGACATTGAAGCTGCAGGATCCGGTCAAGGCTGAAAGCAACGATGATTATCTGTAAAGAAATTGATGATTATATCAGATACGCTGAAATACATCGGAGCTGGATTAACCGGGACCGCCTTCTCCTGATCGACAATGTGATCAGGCCGCTTCTGCAGCGGGAAGATCTTTTCTTTGACGCGCAGACTTATGCTGACTGCATCCGCTTCTGCGAGGCAAATTACTATCCGCTGTTTCCTTACCAGAAATTTATTTACGCCTTCGTCTTCGTCTACTCAGGGGAAGAGAAGGCTTTTCCATACTTCAGGAAATTCATCATCATGATGGGCCGTGGAAACGGGAAGGACGGTTTCATAGTCCCCCTCGTGAATTTTCTGCAGACGCCGATCTACGGCGTGAAGAATTACCACGTGGACATCGTGGCAAACGCGGAAGACCAGGCGCGTGACACCTTCAAGGTTGCCTGGAACATGCTGGAGGACAGAAAGACAAAGTTCCGCGGCAAGTTCCATTGGACAAAGGAGCTGATCACCAACACGGCGACCGGATCAGAGATGAAGTTCAATACATCCAATGCCGGGACAAAGGACGGCAAGCGGATCGGCTGCCTGATCTTCAACGAGCTGCATGGATACGAGGATTATTCGCAGATCAATGTCTTTGAATCCGCCCAGGGCAAGATTGAACACCCGCGGGAATTCATTATCACCACGCAGGGATATGTCCGGGACGGCCCGTTGGATGATGCTCTGGCCCTGTGCAGCGAGATCCTGAAGACAGGAGAGAATGAACTGAGATGGTTCCCTTTCCTCTGCCGGATCGACGATGAAAAGGAAGTCGATAACCAGGAAAGCTGGCACAAGGCGAATCCATCGCTGGAGTACATGCCGCTTCTGGAGAACACCATAAAGATGGAGTATCTCGAAATGAAGCGCCTCGGATCCAAGCGGCCGGAGTTCCTGACGAAGAGGATGAATCTGCCGGCATCGCGGGAGGAGATGACTGTCACCAGCTGGGAGAACATCCTGCGGTGCTGTTACTCAGACATTGAAAGAAGGACGCCCCGCCCGACTCCGGACACTAACGGGAACTTCGCGGTGGTCGGAATCGACTACGCAGATATCAGGGACTTTGCCTCGGCAGGCGTGCTGACAAAGACGGATGATGATGAATTTATCTGGCGTCAGCACACATGGATCTGTCAGCAGAGTCCTTTTTTCGAGAATATCAAGTTTCCGATCGCCAATGTTGGCCAGCCTGAGTTTGATGACTTTGAGGTGGTTGACGGGCCGGTCATTCCTCCACAGGCAATCGTTGAATATATCATCCGGGAATACTGCGGGAATTATACGGTTCTGAAGATAGCGATGGATACATATCGCTTCTCGCTGTTCAAACAGTTCTTCCAGGAATACGGGCTGACATTTGAAGACCGGCAGAATCCGAACGGAATGATCAGGCTGATAAGGAAACTCGGATCCGCGACAGGAATCATTGCGCCGTTCATAGAACAGTGCTTCGCAGAAGGGCGTATTAATTACGGGCTTTCCGCAATCATGCGATGGTACACGAACAACGTATCTGTGATTACCGACCGATTTGGAAACAAACAATTTGGAAAGATCGAACCGAAGCTGAGAAAAACAGACGGCTTCATGGCGTTCGACGTGGCGATGTACTGCAAGGATTCCCTTGAAGTACAGACGATATTTATCTGAGGTGAGCTATGGGCTTTTTCAGTTGGCTTTTTAAAAACGATGACGGGACCCTGCAGGACTATATAGAGGTCCTGTCTGAAGAAATGGCGAAGCTGAACGCGTCTAAGTTTGCCATTCAGAAATGCGTCGGGATTATCGGCAATGCGATCGCGAAGAGCGAGATCATCATCCAGGGGAAGCAGGGGCTGCGGTATGACGAAAATTACTACCGGCTGAACATCTCCCCAAACGAAAACGATCATGGGACGGAATTCTGGTCGAGGGTTGCCAGGAAACTCCTGCTGGAGCAGGAATGCCTCATCGTACCGGTTCGCGGGATGTATTTCATAGCGGATGCCTGGACGGAATCAGATGATGTGATCCGCCCGCGGGAATACTCGCATGTCACGATCAGCGCGGCAGGAAAAACAACTTCTTTGAACAAGCGCTTTAAGTCCGGTGACGTGATCCATATCCGGCTCCCCATGCCGGCGCGGAGGCTTGAGTATTTTAAATCTGTATCGGCTCTTTATGACAAGGCGGTCACGATGGCGTCACAGGTTTACAGCCTCTCGCATGTGCCGAAATGGGGCGTCACACTGTCAACGACTGCGCGTCTGGTGGAGAAGGCGGAAGACGGAACGCAGAAGCAGCTGACCGGATCAGAATATGTGCGGCGGATCCAGAAGATCCTGACATCCGATGATATCGGGATGATAGTGCTTCCGGACGGGGTCGACCTGAAACAGATTCAGGCTGAAGCCGGAGACACCAGTTCCGATTCCCTCAACCAGGCGATCAAAGCATCAGAGGAAGCCTGCGCGAGGGCGTTCGACATTCCGATATCTGTATACTTTGGCACTATTCAGGACAGGTCCGATGCTACCAATGAACTGATCACTTACGCGGTCGGGCCGGTGGCAGAGGCAATCAATGACGCGCTGAACTCTGCCCTGGTTGGAAAAGATGACTATATCAACCGCAACGAGCGGGTAATGGTCTTCATGGCGAGATTCAAACACGTCGATATCATCGACAGCGCGGATAAGCTGAGCAAGATGCGAGGTGACGGATGGACGCTTGACGAAATCTTCCACCTGATCGGCTATCCGGAGATGCATACAGACTTTACAACAACAAGAGCTCTGACGAAAAACTACTCTACCACGGACAACGCGTCCGATGGCTCTGCAGGATCGTCTGAATCTGGGAGCGGACCCTCATCCCGCAAAACACCGGACGAAGGCCCGGAGAAAGGAGACAAAGCACGATGACCAAATTCTGGGAATTAACGGCAGCAGGCGCAGAGGATGCTGATCTGTACATCTTCGGAGACATTGACGGCCGGGGGAGCCGCGGAAACAAGGATAACCGAAACGCTTCTGAAATCGTTTCAGCGCTGAGAGATCTGAAGGCGAAGAATCTGACCGTGCACATAAACAGCTATGGCGGAGATGTTAAAGAAGGCCTTGCGATTTACAACACGATCAAAAACAGCGGCCTGAAGGTAACCACGATCTGCGACGGATTTGCCTGCTCGATCGCGTCCGTCATCTTCATGGCGGGTGAAAACCGCATCATGAATGACGCATCCCTGCTGATGATTCATAACCCGTGGACGATAGCAATCGGGAACGCGGAGGAGATGCGGAAACAGGCCGATGATCTGGATATCATTGCCCAGGCATCTGTGGAAGCCTACAAGGCGAATTCCTGCCTGCTGGATGACGAAATCCACGAACTGATGGACAAGGAAACATGGATCCTGCCGGAGAAGGCCCTTGAGTACGGCTTTGCCACCGAGGTAAGGAAGAAGCCGGAAGACGGCCTGCAGCAGTCTGCTATCCGTCAGATCATAGAGAAACTTACGACTGAGCCGGAACCCATGGTAATCCATGAGGGCGTAATCCATGAGAGCGTTTTTGAAAGCGGCCCGGACGAAGA